ATCTCATCATACTATTGGGAACGTGTCTTTTGCCATAATCTCATCATACTATTGTTTGACTAATAATTACTATTATTACATAGTCCCCTATTCGCCTTGGGTGTCCCTTGATTTTTTGATTTAAGGTGTTAGAAGTGGTCTAATAGGCGGGGTAGGGGAGTGGTAAGCTAACAGGGGTGGCACCTCTGTTAATTTTTAGCATACTATAAAATAACTGTATCATTTTCGTAAAGTCACGAAAAAGGTGCTATTTTTGCCTGGATAAATTATTTGCGCGGGCGGCTCAAAATGTCCTTAATCTCGGCCGTCGTTCCAACGACTTGCTCCGGGTTTAGACGCTTGGCCTGGCTAGCTTTTTTCATAAAGTCGGGCTGGTAATAGGTAGGTGGTTTTGTCTGCTTGCTCTTTTTGACGCCCTGGTTTGCGTTCTGCCAGGCGATTACTTCCAGCATGTAGGCGATCTTGTTTTGCAGCACTTCCGGCCAGTCCCAATTGTTGGCGGGTTCTAACTTGCGGAATAGCCGGCTACGTGTTGGCAGTTGGAACATGAGGCGGGCCGCCCGCGCCGGCCGGACGGCTGTAATGTCCAAATTGTAGTATTGTTGAAAATCCGCCTCTAGCTCGTCAAAGTGCTGCCGGCGCACTTTGAGTAGGGCTAGCCTTTTGGGTCAAACTTCTCAAAAATTGCCTGGTAAATATCGCCAAGCTTGGATAGCTTAAATCGGCCGTCTTTTTGCACAAAATAATCTTTGAGTTTTTGGTATTCGTCGGCACCCAATAGGCGCTGCAAAAACTCCACAATGGCGGCCACGTTGGCCTGGTTCTCAATCTTGTCTATAAGCTCCACGTTTTCTACGTCGTCCACGGCGTCAAAGTTGACCGGGAACGTGTAGCCGTCAATGGTCACGTCCTTAATAGCTGGCGTTGGCGCCTGTGCTGCCGGCGCGTCGCCGGTTGGTTCTGGTGCGGGTGGTGTAATTTCTGGCATGGGTTATCCTCCAATTTGTTGTTATCAATGCAAGTATAGCATAAACAAAAACAGCCCGACTAGCGGGCTGCTCTTGCGTGCTACAGCGACTATGAGCCGACAACTGCAATGTACTCGGTGTGGCTGTTGCCGCTGCTGTCAGGCAGGGCCTCAAACACGGCCGGGTATGCAATCGCGTCACCGTCGGTGTAGGTAATGTCGCCGGAACGGTCAGCGATCTTGGCGTGAGGCACGACAATTCGCTTAATGCGGCCGCCGGTAAGTACCAGCTCAAACACCACTACCGTTTCGGGCAGTTCGGCGCTATTTTGGACAACAGTAATGTCGTCGCCGCTAACCGTTACGTTGTCATCACCATAGAACACTTTGAGCGCGTCTGCGTTGGTTTCAATCAAATTGACCGTAAACGTTTCGCCAAACGTGGTCTGGCCGACAAGTACCTTGTCGCCACCCCAAGCGTTGACCGTTTCCGTGTCAGTCTTGATTGAGTTTACCAAGCCGTCGTCACTAATGTACCCCATGCCCTTAAAGGCAGCGTCCAGCGCGTCTGTAGCGTTGGTGGGTAGAGTAGTGCCGGCAGGGGCGACATAAACCGCACCTGTTGACTTGGGTTTACCAAAAGACACATTTTGGGCGTCATTTGCCATGGTAATACTCCGTAAAGCTTTTTGGCCCAACGCTCGCATTGCCAGCGCTCGGTCTATGAGTGGATTATATCACAAGCGCAATAGACCGTCACCACCACATGCTAGGCCAAGGCTGCCTATATTGATCGCGCATGTTGGCGGGTTAGTGCCGGTGCCAGTATTGCCGTTTCCGCTGCCGGTTGGGGTTGTGGTGCCGCGATTGGGCGGCGTGCTGCTATCTGCCGGGCCGTTTTGGGGCAGCGCCGTGCTTTTATCGTTTGGCTGGTTGATATTGCCCTGCGTGGCCTCTAATTGCGCCTGTGCAGCGTCTAGCTGCTGCTTGAGGGCATTTATTTGGCTTTCTAGGTCGGTTGGCTGCGGATAAATGCGGTAGCGGTTGCTCGTCTTGCATATTTCCTTGCCGTAGCCATATTTCACCTTAAAATCTACGCAAAAGCTCATTTCATAGGTGCCGGCGTCGTGCTTAAAGTCGGACGCCCGGATTACCTTATTTTCGCAATCGTTGTCAATGACGCCGCCAATGTCGCGGCCGTAGACCTTTACGCGTTTTTCGCTGGATTGGTCGGGGTTGGCAATAATGTAAATGTTCAGATCGCCACTATAGCGGATATTGGTAACGTGCTGCCGGCAGACCTTAAAATAAACGTCCTCGCCAACGCGGGCATTGTTTACCGTAAAATCGGTGTACTGCAAAAAGTCGGTTGCCGGCGCCTCGCGGTAGTGTTTTTGGTCTATCAGGACCGCCACTTGCGTAAATAACAGGCCAAATATGATTACCGGCACAATGCGGTACATGATCGCGGAAAACGTCGCATAGGCCCGTATTACATGCTCACGGTTGGCTATGCTTTTGAGCTTGGCCGGCATGTGCGGCCGCACAACGGTAGGTAGTTTTGGCAGTTTCATTTTTTCCCCTTGAAAAATGCTTTTAGTAGCTCTACAAACTGCTCCGGGCTTAGACCTACGGCAATTCCCATAAGGCCCGCCGTCACCCAAATAGGTATCTGGTTGTCGGACTTTATAACCTGGCCCACCACCACAATAATTACGACGGCCACAATGGCAACGATCTGTAAGTACCTAGCTACATTATCAACTCGCGCTTTTTGCTCGTCAATAATTCGCTGTTTATTTGTTCTTTTTTTTGCCACCATGCGCTTTTACCCATGCCCATATTTCATGTTTTGTAATAAGGCCACAAAGGTAGCCAAGGGCAAACGCAATGATGATTGGAACCAACTCATTCATAACCTCACCCTATACCTTATGGCTGCCGCTGTCTGTAATATTTTGGTCATTTTATGAGCCATAAATATCAGTCCTCGCGCTGCTTATACTATCAAGAGTTTGGTTGCCATAAAGGCTAATAGCCGTTAGCTCGGCTTTCTTAAACCACAAATCGCCCGACGGGTTAGTGTATACAATGTTCTCGCTGTAGGGGCCGGCGGTCTGCTGCACGCTGTTTGCCGGCGGCGCGTCAACTGGCGTAAGCATAGCCCGTTTTACGGCCTCCATGACTACCCATTGGACGTTTGCCTTGTAAATCTCGCTGGCGTCAACCTTGGCGTCTAAATCTATGCCTAGGTCGCTGGCAATCTGTCGTAGGCGGTTGCTGGCCAAAAGCAATAGGGTATTAGCCCGGTCAGTTTCCGGGTCAGTGATCGGGCGCCAAAATGCGCTTAAATCATCAACAGTAGCAAATGGTTGTAGCGCCATTACTGTGTACCTCCTGCTCCGCCGTTATTCATAAAGCTGCTGGCGGGCAACTTCGCGCGGGCCGCCTGTAGCTGCTCGGCCTGGCGCAAGCCAACCCCAAGCATTTGGTAGCCCTCTACGGTGCCGACAAGCTCCGGCATGACTGTGAACAGCTTAAACATAGCGTCGCCGGCCTCGCCAATGTTTACCCTAAATATCGGTTTCCAGGCAGGAATAATTGCATTGAGCGCGTCTGGTATCTCATTGTTGCCGTCAATGGCAAGGCGTAGGGTAATGGCAATTTGCTTGATCTGCTCGCCCATTTCGCCCTGCGCGGTCTGCGCCTCAAGCACTAGGTCGTCGCTCATAGCCTCTAGCGCGTCGGCGCTGGTTGGGTTGCCGGTTTCGTAGCCAAGGTTGCGTAGCGTCAGGCCGGTTTCTGCGCAAAAGTCGCGGGCCAGGTCCTTTTTGGCCTCGCTAAACTGGTCAATGCTCATTTGGCCAAGCTGGCCAATGTCGGGCTTTTCGCCGTCCTCGTCCTTGGTGATCGTCCAAATCTTGCCAATGGCGCTGTCTAGGTTCTCGTCCTTTTTGGCACCCTCGGCCAAGCCGTTAATGTAGCGCTGCGGAATACTGTAAAACTCGCCGGCCACTTCATAGCGTCTTTTTACCCGCACAACTTCATTTACGATACGTCGCACAACGTTGGTGACGCGGCCCTTGCCTAATGGCCGGTCGGCGCTTGGGCGGCGGATTAGTGGCATAAGCAATGTGCGGCCGGTTGGGTTAGGCACAACTTGGTCTAGCTCGCCGTTCCTAAAAATGGCAGTCCAGTTTGGCGTAAATACCAAATAGTCTTGAGGGTCAAATGCCAGTATGCGCTTGCGGCTGCTCTGCGCCGGGATAGCCCAACGGGTGACGGCCAGACCAGCTTTAAGCAAGCCGGTGTTTTCGTCCACTATGCCGGTGGCCTCGGTGGCGGTGAACGGCATAAGGATTTTATCGCCGTTGGCATTGTCGCCTACGGCCACAAACGAACAGCCGGCAATCATGGCGTCGTGCTTTGCCTTATTGATAATCGGTAGGGCGTTTATTGAGGTAAACAGATCATTGACGCCAAAAGTGTCATTAGCAAAGCCGTCAAACACAACCCGGTCGCTTAGAATATTGACCGCGCGGCCGGCCCAACCTACGCCGGGGCGTATGTTTTTCATTTTGTTTGGCATGGCAATGCCATAATCGCGCGTGTCATTGTCCGCGTTGTAGTAGTTGTATTTGTCTTGGGTATGGCTCTGGTGACGCGCCAGACAAAGGATAAGCTGCTGTGCGGCTTTAGTGGCTGCGTCAATGAGTGCTTGCTGTTCCGGCGTTATTTGGTCCATTGTCTACCTTTTCTTTGCCGGAATTGCCGCCCCGTAAGCGTTTTGATATTTCGGTAATATTATACCAGATATTGTAATTGTAGCATAAGCCTATTGCAACGGCAGCGGCACCTCTGTAATGGTCACGCGGGCGCCCGGCTCGCCTTTACGGTAGGCCGCTTGCACGCTCATTTGGGGGACGTTCTGCCACTTGTCGTCTGGTATCACTATGCCCTCTACCAGCATGTCTAAAATGCTCGTAAGGCGGTTGTCTAGGTCTGCGCGGCCCTTGGTGCCAAAGTAAATGGTCACGTCCACGCGGACCGGCGTAAAAAACCGCTGCCGAGTTTGTATGCGGACCTGCTTTAGCGCGTCGTCCTGCCAGTCGTAAAATGCCTTGCTCGGTATGTAGCTGCCGCTGGCGGTGCGCACGCGGCTATTTTTCTTGCTTGGCACGTTGCCGGATAGTTCTAGCGTAATCATTTTTTGGCCGCCGTTAGTAGTTTAGGGTCAAGCACGGCAATGCCGGCCAGTGGGTCAAACTCTGGTGTCCCCTCAACCGCCTTAAAGCCACGGGATTTGAGCAACTTAGGGATTGCGGTTTGCACGTCCTCGCCCAAATATTTGCGCTGCGCGTCACGTACCAATGCCTCATATTGGGCGTCGCTACTGATCGTGTAAATCTGGTTGGGGTTAATTGTCAGCGTTTCGGCCTTTACGGTTCCAAACTGCGCGGCGGTGGACTTGTCACGGGCCACGTAATGCGCCTGGC